TCTTCTTTTAGACTTGCTGCAACTTCGTAAGGATCAGCGTCTCTACCGTCTTCTCCTGTATCGCCTTTATCGCCTTTTGGACCTACCAACTCAGCTAAGTGCTCAGGTTTGAAGTCTTCGTACATAAAGCGATCACCTTTATCGCCTTTGTCACCTTGTGGACCTTGTGGAAGATCTAACCATTCACCCCAAGGATTCTCAACGTCCTCTGATACTTGCCAGCGAATCTTGTACTCTTCAGGAATGACCTGAAACTTAGGAAACGTTCCTGGATCACCTTTTTGACCTGCAGGTCCCTGAGGACCTTTGAGTTCGTTTATCTGTGCTTCTGTTAGATCGTGCCAGGAAAGGTTTTCACCCTTTGGTCCTTGAGGTCCTGCCGGACCTTCTCTTCCTCTAACGTTACCTAAAGAAAGTTGATTACCTGTGTCGTCGTAAAGATAAAGGTTGTCTTCAAAGATACTTGCTGATACAAAAGATCTTCCGTCTTTACCAGCTTCTCCCTGTTCACCAATCGGTCCTTGTTCACCTTGTTTACCTTCTAAATCAATCCAGTTAGACCACAAAGGTATCTCTTGACCAGTTGATTCAGATAACGCTGTATCTGTTTGAAATCTAACCTTTTTATTGTGTTCATCAATCTCTACGAGAGGTGTATTACCTCTTGGACCTTGAGGTCCTTGAGGACCTTGATCTCCGTCTGGACCAGTGTATCCTGTTGGACCACGAAACTCTGGATTTTCTTTTATCTGAGAATACAGATCCTCTCTGATCTCTTTAGAAAGAACGTTACGAACAGAATAAATCTCCTCAGTAAGCTCTTGCTTGACTGACTCGTCTTTCTTTTCAACCCACTCGATTAAGGTTTGGAGATCTTTACTGGTTGAGCTCACTGCGAATCCGTTTCATTAAGTTTTCGTAATCTTCGTCTACTGTATTTATTTCTGTTTCTTCTTCTGATAAATCGAAGTCTTCAACGATAACGTTGTCAGAAGATACTTCTACCTCTTCAAAAGAGAATCCACCATCGTCTTGCTGAGTGGAGATTTGTTCTTTTTCGATCTCTTGCATAATCTGATTGTCAATACGTGCAATGTCTTCTTCTGTCTGACCAAGAATACTCTTACGAACGTATTCGATTGAGAAGTACTTACCAACGTATTCAGAAGCGTCTCTAAGAAGATTAAGTTGATCTCCAAGTACTTCTACTCTCTTTAGTTCTTCAAAATAACTGTCTTGAAGGAAATCGTATCCAATGTATTGTCTCATTTCTTCAAACTCTGAAGCAGTACATACACCTTTCATAATCAGTTGGACTCTAAGTACTTCGTTGAACAACTCAGAAAACTGTCTACGTAACCTTTTGATAAACTTACTAAACTTTACTTCGTCTCTACCAATGTCTGAAGCTCTACCTAACTGAAAAGTGTTATCCTGATTCATACGTGACATTGGAACGTTTAGAGACTGATAAAGTTTATCTTTGAAGTATTGTACGTCTTCAATCTCACTAAGATTCTGTCCACCTGGTAATGTATCAATCTCTGTACCGTTAGTTCCCTCTCTACGTGGAAGCCAAAAGTCTTCCAACATCGACATAAACTTTCTACCGTCTTTGATTTCACCTGTACTTGGATTGTAATCAATCTTATTACGATAACGGTTCATCATGTCACGTAGATACTGTTCTGCCTTAATCTTAGGCATTTGACCAACATCAACGTAGAAGATTCTTCTTTCAGGTGCTCTGGCAATACGATAAACGATTAGAGCGTCTTCCATTGATCTTAGGTTATTGAAAGGTTTGATTGCCTTATCAAGATAACCTACGATCATTCCTCTGTTCCTGTCTACAATACCACTTGGACAGAAGATAACTGAATCTTTTGAAAGTTTGATTGTATTCTGTTGATTACCGTCAAAAGAAAACTCAAAGTATTCATTTACTTTCTTTAGTAGAGGAACACCAGTACGTGCATCTTTTTCGTACTCAGGTTCGACTGTACGTTTAGTTTTCAGTGCGTCCATAGGACGAAGTTCTTTGATACCTTCTCTTGGATTCTTTTCGTCAATGATAGCATGGAAATAGATACGTCCATCCACATACCATTGTCTAAACATATCATACGATTTTCTTTGAAAACGAAGTAAGTGTAGAGCATTTTTGAACTCATTTCTTATTGTTTTCTTGATTCTATCGTCAACATTGAGAAGATCTAATCTTATTGATACTGAAGGTCTTTCATATTCAACTGTAAATGCCTCATTGACAATATCGTCAATAGCCTGATCCGCTTCAGGATAATGAGCTATGTCACGATACTGACTAATGAGAGATTGTTCTGTACGAGCCTTTTGATGACCTTCGTACAGATAACCAATACGACCACCGACAGGCAACTCAGTACCGTCATCTAACTGTGACGGTACTGGTGAAGCTGTTGACTTGTTTGGTTTTTCGGGCGAAATACTAAACCCGAACAGTTCCTCGCTTCTTTCAGCCATTACATTTCCTTTACTACGTAATAGTATTTATTAGGAAAGATTTACTGACCGAAATTTGGAGGTGTTACGAAACTTCCTGTTGACGGTTCAAAGGTTGTATCAGCTTCCCACCACTGGTAAGCAAACGTGACACTAAACTCTTCGATTTCTCCATTGTCAAATGACAGTTCAATTGGTGCAACCTCAGTTGGCCATGCACCAAGCATTCTGTATCTTTTGATCGCATTACCTGCTCTGTCAAGTTGATCAACTTCGATGTTACCTACGTAAGTGTTGAAGTCCTGAACATCAAGACCACCACCAGATACGTTTGAAACTGCACCACCAATTGCATCTTACTGCAAAGTTGTTGTCGTTTGTAACTGTGATTGAAAGATCAGCAAACTCTCTGTCTCCTGTAACTTTCAGTTTACGACCTCTAAATGGTACTTCAATCGGTGTGATTGTTGAACCAGGAAGTTGAGCTGCTTTGAACATAAAGGCATGAAGAGCATCTCCACTAATGTTTACGTCAGCTTCACCTGCAATTGTACCGTTAGGCCAGAAACAGGTTGCTCTGTAGAGGTTTGCTCTGGCCCCACCTTGGGCCAGTGCTGTTTTGAAATCGTCAATTCTCATTGTTGACATGTTATTATGCTCCTACTACTTCACTGAATGAAACATCTGTTCTTACTGCGATGAAGTTCAATGTAATAAAGTTGATTGAACGTGCAGGTTTGATGTAGATGTCAGCTACGAATCTATTGTTATCAATAACTTCGCCTGTGTTGTTTGATTCATCACACACTACTTTGAAATCGTAGAGACCTCTTCGTGTCTTGATGTCTGCTAAGAAAGGCTCAACAGCGTTGATGAACGTTCTTCTTGTCAAATCATCGTTGAACTCAAACAACTGATACTTAGCAGCAGTTGCAATCGCTTTTTCAAGTACGATGAACAATCTACGAACGTTGATTCTGTCGAATGCAGAAGGTCTTGAGAGAGCAGTTTTATCACCATAAAGCAGTGTACCTTGTCCTCTAAACGTAACTACTGGGTTGATACGCTTTGGATAAAGTGTATCTCTTTGAGTTTGGTTAGGGTTGAACGAAAGTTTTACTACGTTTTGGATAAATCCTCTGTTGAGACCAGCTGGTGACCACCAAGCATCGTTGGTAAGGTCTGTTCTTGCACTTACTCCAGCGATGTCAGAGTTCAATGGAATCCAGAAGTATTCGTCATTGTATCTGTCATACTGACGCTTCCAACCTGAATCAAATACAGCGTATGAAGTTGAATTGAAACCATCAACATTGTTATTGAAGTAGTTTACAATCTTAGCTGCTGTTGGATTCAGCACTGATGATTTGTAATCAGGTGAAATAAAGGCAATACAATCCTTACGCTTTTCGCAGATGTTGATTACGTATTTCTGTACTGTCTTAGAACGTGCACCTGTAATCATAAGGTTTACATCAACTGTTTCAACATCGTTTAGATAATCGTATGCAGCTGTGTAGTTACCATCAGTTACCGCAGAACCATCTTTACCTGCAGCAAGTTCATACTTACGAACACCATCAATGTTTACGTTAGTAATGAACAGATTGAATGTAGAAGTGTTTTCAGTTCTAAGGGTATCACCAATCAGGTTATTACCAGTAGTACTGTTTACAGCACCTGTTGCAAATGTTTCTTCATTCAGTGCATAAATCCACTGAGAAGATTCATTGATAACGTCTACGTAGTAGTTAGGACCTGAATCAGATGTTCTCGCATTCTTTGCTTTAGAAAGGAATGGATAAGTTTCAAGTACTTCTCCTGCGTTACCTGTGATGAAACCATCTGTGGTAAACACAACAACGTGAACTTCATCGTTGAGATTGTCGTTATGATTCAACTCACCCCAGAAAGAAGTTCCTGGTTTATCGTCAAACAAGTCTTGTGCTCTTGTGGTACCAAAGAGAATCTTGTTATCGAAATCTGAATCATTGATACCAGCATCGATAAGTACCACACCTACTGAGTTTCCAAGTTTACCTGGGAACCTTGCGTAGATTGAACCATTGACCAAAGTCTCTTGCTCTGATAAGAAGTCTTCAAAATTCTTGATTGAAGCAGTGTTGATTGCTGCATCACTGTCATCTTCATTTTCCATTGAAGACTCTGAGTAAGCAAACTGAATTGAGTTCAGTGTAGTGTTAGTTGGAGTAGTTTTTGTACCCTTTGGATACGAAACTGTCTGTCCATCACTTGTAGCAGTAATACCTACTCCTGCAAGAGCTGTTACCAACTTTTCTGCTACTGAACCTTCTGAATCAGTTACTCCTGGAGTAACGCTTACTGTTGTTGTTCCGTCAAAGGGTACGCTGATTGCAGTACCTGGTACGCTTGTTGTACCGATAACGAGAACAGTAATTGTTGCAGTTACAGGTAAATCTGTTTCTGAGGATGCGTTTCTTGCACCGTCAGTCAGAACACGAACGATACCAAGGTTATTTGCGTAACCTAAGAAGTTAGCAGCTGTGTACCAATCCAGTCTTGAGTTAGAACCTGGATTAGGTGATGTTCTTGGATAACCAAACTTTGCAATTAAGTCAGCTTCAGAAGAAACTGTTGTTACTTGCTCACATGGTCCCCATTCGAAAATTCCTGCAAAACCACCGATTGAAGATGAAACTGCAGGTATGATGTTAGTAAGGTCTTTTTCTTTGACCTGTACACCTGGACTTACTAGAAATGCCATTTATCTTTCTCCTTATGAGTAATCGGTGACTGTGAAGACGATGTCATCGTCAGCATGTTTTGCTGTAATCGTAACTTTGAAAGTTGCTCCTACTTGAGCTGCCTTCCATGTGAGAACAACTTTACCATCGACATAAGATGGTGTCATGTATTTCAACATGGCATTATTTCTCTTCATCTGAGCAATAATTGCTAACTCAAAAATAACTGCAGAAGCACCACCTGAGGCAGTGAGGTTTTCAGAAACCAGTGTTGTACCATCGATACCTACAAGTGAGTAAGTAAGAGCAACCAGTGTTGAACCATTGGTCAAACCAGTGTCGCTTCCGTTGATTGATACGTTGATTTCTGTAGTACCTGCTGTACCTGTTGGAGCAGGTGTAGGTGCTGGAGCTGGTGCTTGGTTTAGTCCAAGTTTCGCTTCAACTGCAGCAAGTCTTGCCTCGTCTGTAGTATTCAAAGTTAGTGTACCACCAGCGTTAGTGGTGATAAGATTTACCAAATAATCACTGTCAATTGAAGCTTTGTAAACGCCTTCACCATCACTGTTTACTGAATAAGTAACAGCAACACCTGTGCCTGCTTCGATTCGAGTGCTTAATGGAATATTTTCTGAATCAAACATTCTTTTCTCCTATTAAGATGTTGCTACCGGAACCCAGTCTGTTCCGTTCCATTCAAGAACGTCACCGACAGTAGGTGGTGTAGTTGTAAGATCAACGTTGGTAAGATCGTTGAGAGTAAGTGCTGCAACTGTTGCTTGTAGTGCTGCAAGATTGGCTTCAAGAGTCGTAATACGATCAGCGTGACCACCAGCACCTGTAATACCTACAGTTGTGTCCAAAGTATCTACTCTTGTATCAAGTGTAGTGTTTTCGTTTTCAGCAGCTGTAACTCTACCGTAGATGGCTGTTACGTCACCTTTGATTTCAGTAATGTCTGAATCGTTTTGAGTAATTCTGCTTGAAAGAGTAAGAACATCTGCTGTATTAGTTGCAATGTTTGCAGATTGAATTGCGTCATTAGAAAGGATTACTGCGTATTTTCCTTTTACGTTTTGAATGTCAGAGTCAAGTCTGATACCACGTGCTTGGTTGTATGCAACATCTGAATCTAAGTTTGTGATGTTTACAGAAAGTTGTGATTGTGCAGCAACAGCGATTGCATTGATTGTTTCAGAATCAATGGTTCCGTCTGTAAACACTGCTTGTGCGATGGTAGTAATTGCATCGGAATCAATAAGGTTGTTCAAGTCGACATTACGTGCGATAAGAGCAACTTTATCGGAGTCAAGATTCAGATTAGAAATTGAGGAAGTGATCATTTTCCCAATCATTTCTGAATCAAAGACATTACCGTCAATTACAATGTTACCACCAGTAACAGTTACCCCAGTTACGCTGAGATAACCTGTTTTTTGATTGTATGTACCTGCCATTTAGAGATCTCCAGTTAGGTTATTGTAATAAGTTATTTATTTTTTTCTTTATTTACCAGTTTTGAATGTAGAGAGGGTTGTTTCCCCAGTGATCCTCATCATCTACTACTGTCCAGACATCACCAGATTTGTCTGTTATTGTCTCACTGTTATTTATTCTTGCGAAACCTAACGGTAATCCTTCATCATCTTCCTCTGCTTCATCTACCTTTTCTTCGTAGACTGCTTTTGCGACATCAATGTTAGTCATCTCTTTCCAATAATCAGACATAACTGCCCAACTGAAAAGTACCATACACATAATCAAGTCATCATTAGTACCTGGTTCTGCTGCAAAAGTTGATCCTACAGTATCAGATTTTCTTGTGAATGTAGTCATCTCTACAAAGATGTCATAATCTTCAACAATCAATCTGTTTGTTTCAACCAAAGATTTTAGATTAGAACATCCTTTTGTCTTTACTGAATGTGAAGTAGTTACTCCTAACTTTGAACCTCCAGTGTCATTAGACAATGTCCAACCTGCTCTACCCATTGACTTAGTTCTTAGTACATTCTCATAACCTAACTCATAAGTAAGAGACTCAACTACTTGACCTCCAACATCATTTGCTTCAACCAATACATGTGCGTTATTGAAGTAAGAAGCAATGTTGAAGATAAATCTTGGGAAGATTAAAGGTGTAACTGCATTACTTCTAAACTTTGCTACTACTTTGTATGGAGCATTAGTAACATCAACTACAACAAAAGCAGAGTAGTCTAATCTCAAACCTCTTGCACAATCAACTGAGATAAAGTAATTGTGACCTACTCTTGGTTCATCATAGAAATCTACACCTTCATGTTTTCTTATTGGGTTGATGTATGACATACTTCCAAGTTTAGTTGGTGAGATAAGTGTTGAAGATGACCCAATGAACTCACAGCTAAATTCTTGCCTAAACTGATCTTCACTTGTGTTGGCAATTTGTGACTGTTTCCACTCTTCATCTCTTCCTGGAACATCCCACCAGTTAATCTCAATTGGTTTGAAAGAGGATCTTTTCTCCTTTGCTTCCATCCACATCTTGTAAAAGTGATTCATTCCTTTTGGTGTGGATACGATAATCATCTTGGTATCTGAACCTGATGAGATCGTTGGATAAACTGATCTAAAGAAGTTTTCAGCGTCTTGAGGAGGAACGAACGCAAATTCGTCCAAGAAGATCAATGAGAAAGACATACCTCGTGCAGCAGATCCTGAAGAAGTAGTAGCAATAAGTTTACTACCATTTTCAAGATCCATTGATTTCTTATTGAATGTATCACAACCTTGCTGCAACCAAAATGGTAAGGATTCGTATGCTAACTGCAATCTTCCAAGAATCTCTTGAGCAAGTTCACCTTTGTTAGCAAGAATACCAACTGTCTTACCTGGATTGAAAAGCACATACCAGAGAATAAATGCAACAGACGTAGTAGATTTACCACACTGTCTTGGTAGTTTACAGATGTTGAATCTGTTATCTTTGAAATCGTCTACCATACTTCTTTGGAAACCATACAACGTAAATGGAATCACACCAAAGTCAACTGACATAATTCTTACATATGTTTCAGCAAAGTAGATTGGGTCTTCCATACACTTCTGATACTCTTTCAGTTGATCAGGAGTGTATTCCATGTTTTGATAAGGTGATTTGACGTTTGGATTACCCATGTAGGTTTTGAGACCTTGTGGGTTCTTTTCAAACAGTTCAGGATGTGTGTATTCAGTGGGAGCTTCAGGATACTTTCTCTTAGCTGCTAACCACTCAACTAACGTCTTTTTGTTCCTGTAATAATGCTCACCAAACTTTCTGTATTCAAGATTAGCTCTGGTGTCGTATTCATCCTTGTGAATAACAGACGCAAACTCATTCATTACTCTTTACCTAATAACTCCAACAAATCTTTAGTGTTGAGTTTGACGTTAACATTATTGTTAACTGTTTCTGCCTTATCACCTTTAGGGTTGTTTAGTTTTTCAACTTTTAGGTGTTGGTCGAGCATTTTTCCTGCAATGTCAGCTAACGCAACACTTGCATCTTTTGCTACTTCTTGCGCACGTGGGTG